TGCTGAGACCTGGTTGAGTGGTGAGGAAGCTGAAAAATACTTCAATATCGAAGTTGTGGAAGCAAAGGGAGTTGCAGCATGTAGTAGTGATTACTTTGATAAATATCAAAAAACACCTAGTAAAGTAGTAGCAAAAGCCCCTTCTATTCCAAAGAAGGATAATAATGAACAATTAAAAATCCAAAATGCACTAGACCTGTTAGAACTATAGGTCTATTTTTTGTGCCAATACAAGGAGGAAATACCGAATGGATAAACATGAACAAGAATTACGTCAAAAAGTTGCTGATTTAAAAGCTAAGGCTGAAGAGTTTAACAACAGTGGTAAATATGAAGATGCAAAAGCTAAAATTGAGGAAGCGAAGAACGCGAAAAATGAACTAGATAACTATCTAGCGATGAAACAAATTCAAGTTCCTGATCCTGTAAATTCACAAACAGGAGCATTGGTTCCAGACTCAATTAAAAATGAAGATCCATCATACAAAGAAGTATTTATGAAAGCTATTCGCGGTCAAAATCTAACTCATGAAGAAGCAAGTGTTATGCAGGAATATAAAGCAGCATTATCTGAGAATACAGGTAAAGATGGCGGTTATATTGTTCCGGAAGATATTACAACAACTATTAATCAGTTAAAACAAACGGTTGATAGCTTAGAACAGTATGTAAATGTACAACCTGTTTCAACAAATAAAGGGGCTCGTACATTAGAAAAACGCGCAGCATCTACACCGTTTGCTCCATTATCTGAGTATGGAAAACCAAATGCGATGCAAGAAATTGCTTCACCTCAATTCGATCGCTTATCTTACGCAATTGAAGATTACGCTGGATTTTTACCAGTACCAAATGATTTATTAGACGATACAGATCAAGCTTTAGAAAGTTATCTACGTCAATGGATTGCAAAAAAATCAATTGCAACTCGAAACTATCTGATTTTACAAGAAATCGAGAAGCTGACAAAAGTTGATTTAAAGGATTATAACGGGCTTAAAACAACACTAAACGTTACACTGGACCCAATCTTTGCAGCATCGGCTAACATTATTACAAACCAAGATGGATTCAATTACTTAGATCAACTAGAAGATAAGAATGGTCGACCATTACTTCAACCAGATCCAACAAACCCAACTCGAAAATTGTTTGCTGGTAAGCCAGTTATTGTCTTATCAAATAAAACAATTGCTACAGATAAGGATGGAAAAGCGCCATTCATTGTTGGTGATCTAAAAGAAGCAATTGTTCTTTGGGATAGAAAGCAATTATCCATTGACATGACAAAAGAAGGTGGCAACGCTTGGAGAACAAACACTTCTGAATTCCGTGCGATTGAACGTGAAGACGTTACATTATGGGATGCAGAAGCGGTTGTATATGGGCAAATTACGGTTGCACCTAAAACAGGAGCTTAATAGAGTAGGAGGTGTCCTCCTTGGTACTGAAATTAGAGGAGGCTAAAGAGTATCTTCGTGTGGATGGGAATGAGGAGGACATGCTCATTACATCCTTAATAACAGCAGCTGAACAATATATTAAAAACTCAACAAGTAAAGATGTGAATTTGAATGACGAGCTTGCTAAATTGGCAGCTCGTATTTTAATTGCCCATTGGTATGAAAATCGTGAGCCAGTTGGTAAGACTGGAAAACTATCATTTAGCTTACAGTCAATATTAATTCAGTTGCAATATAGTGTAGGTGATTCCACATGAATCCAGGTAAATTAGATAAACGTCTTACATTCCAAGTAATAGACGAGGATGCAAAGAGCCCAGACGGTGATCCAATAGAAAGATATAAGGATTCTTTTACTGTATGGGGCTCTTTTATTTTTTTAAAGGGAAGAAAATACTTTGAAGCAGCCGCAGCTAACAGTGAAGTGCAGGGTGAAACAGAAATCCGATTTCGCGCAGATGTGAATGCTGACATGAAAATCAAGTATAAGAATACGATTTATGACATTCTTTCGGTTATTCCAACTGAAAAACACACATTATCAATCATGTGGAAGCGTGGTGGAATGAATGGCTGATGGTGTAGATTTGTTAGGTTTTGATCGTTTAGTTACTGAATTAAATCAAATGGGGTTACGTGGAGAGGAAATAGAAGATAAAGCTCTTGCAGCCGGTGGTGAACAAATTCGAAAAGCTATTGCAGAAAGAAGTGAACCGAGGAGTTCAAGTCCTAAGAAACCTTCCAAAAGTGAACCTTGGCGTACGGGCCAACATTTGCTTGATAATATACGAGTTACGAAGGCACGAATGGAAAATGGTGTGAAAACGATTAAGATTGGAATAGACAAAGCGGACCGTTCTCCATATTTCTATGGAAAGTTTTTAGAGTGGGGTACATCAAAAATGCCAGCACATCCGTTTATAGAACCGGGCTTTAATTCTTCAAAATCAGCAGCAATTCGCGCTATGACAGACATTTTGAAGAATGAAATGAGGTTAAATTTATGATGAATTTACGCCCTGAAATTTTGCAAGCTCTTGAAAATAATCAGGAGCTTGTTTCTTTATTAGGTGGAAAACGCGTTTATTATCGTAAAGCTAAAAATGCTGAAGAGTTTCCGCGGATTACATTCTTTGAATTAGATAATAGGCCAGATAGATTTGCAGATAATGAAGAAAGTGAAAGTGAAATTATATTCCAAATCGATATTTGGTCAAAAGGTAGTACAACGGCAATCCATCAAAAAGTGAATGAAATCATGAAAAGTATTGGTTTCTCACGTTATGCGGTTGCTGATTTATATGAAGATGATACAGAAATATTTCATTACGCGATGCGATTCGCAAAAGGAGTGGAGTTATAGATGGCTGGAGAAGTTATTAAAATTAGTTCGACTGTCGGTGTAGATAACCTAGTTTATGCGAAGTCATTAAAAGATGATGCAACTGGTGTTGATTACAGCACGGTTAAAAAAATGGAAGGTGCAGTAAAGGTTAAATTAACTAAAAAAGTATCTTCTGAGGTTATGTGGAGCGATAACAGAAAATCAGAGATTGCAGAATCTGATGGTGAAACTGAAGTGGAAATCGAACTTCGAAGTATTTCTCTATCAACAAAGGCTGACATTGAAGGGTTTCCAGAAGTAAAAGATGGAGTTTTAGATGAGAAACGTGAAGGTGAGAAACCATATTTAGCTATTGGTTTCCGATTCTTAAAAGCTAATGGTAAGTATCGATATGTTTGGTTATTAAAAGGGAAACTTTCACAAGAGGAAGAAGAGGCTGAAACGAAAAAAGATAAACCGAATTTCCAAACAACAAAATTGAAAGGTTCCTTTATTGAACGTGATTTTGATGATAGAACGAAATTTACAGCAGATGAAGATGAGCCAACGTTTACAAAATCAGTTGGAGATAATTGGTTTAATAAAGTATATGAAAAACCAGTGGCACAACCGCCAGCAGGAAAATAAGGGGGAGCAAAAGCTCTCTCTTTTTTATTAAATTTAGGAGGGAAAAACTATGAAATTAACTTTAATGATTAATAAAGAAAAACAAACTTTTAATATGCCAGAATTTATTCCAGCCCGCCTTATTCGTCAGGCTCCTGAACTTGCTGAAATCCCAAACAATCCTGGTCCAGAAGATATGGATAAAATGGTTCAATTCGTGGTGAAAGTTTATGGCGGTCAATTTACATTAGATCAGTATTGGGATGGGGTTGATGCCCGTAAATTCTTATCGACAACTTCAGATGTAATTAACGCAATTATAAATGAAACAGTAGAGGCAGCGGGTGCTAATCCTGTAGCTGATGGAGCAGAAAACCCAAACGTATAGAGGGAGGAGGGTTGACATTCAGCGAGTTTATGGATGAACTCTACCTCTCTTTATTGCAACAAGGGTACAAACACCATCACATTGATAATGAGATGGATATTTGGCATTATTTGAGGCTTAATCGCAAAATGCATGAAAACGGAAATGAAAATCACGAAGGATCTAATTCAAATGAAGTAGAAGTGCCAGCTGAAAACATTATTTAACGAGGGAGGTGAGACTATGGCGAACGAAATAAATAATCTGGTCGTTAGACTTTCCCTTGATAATGTAAACTTTCGACAAGGTATCTCAAATTCAGGTCGTGCAGTCAGGACGTTACAGAATGAGTTGAAATCTGTAAGCACAGGGATGGGCGGTTTTGCCAACGCTAGTCAGCAAACACAGGCAAAATTGAATACGCTCAGCAGACTCATTGAAGCCCAAAAAGAAAAAGTTAAGGCATTACGTCAAGCTTATGATCAGAACAAAGCTAAATTAGGTGAAAATGATGCTGCAACTCAGCGGTACGCTGCACAAGTTAATAAGGCTGTTGCGGATTTAAATCGATTTGAGAATGAACTCAAACAAGTGAATCGTCAGGCGCAACAAACAGCAATGGATAAATTAAATAATTCATTGAAATCTTTACAAGCTGAATTCCAAGCGGTTACAACGGGGATGCATGGGTACACCAATGCGACTGAACAGACACGAGCGAAAATTGATGTTCTATCTCGTATGGTAGATAAGCAAAAAGAGAAAATTAGGGAGCTTCAGTCAGCTTATAATCGCGCTAAAACCGAGGAAGGAGAAGCGAGTCAGTCAGCGCAACGTTACGCAGAACAAATTCATAGGGCCACTGCTGAATTAAATCGATTTGAACAAGGATTACGTCAGTCAAATCATGAACTTGAGCAACAAGGGAATCGACTACTGAATTTCGGGAATCGCATGGAAACACTGGGGAATCATTTGCAAAATGCAGGAAGTCAAATTGGCATTGTTTTTGGTGGAATGACATATGCAATAGGTCGTGGTTTAAAGTCCGCAGTTACAGAATCGATGAATTTTGAACAGCAAATGGCTAATGTTAAAGCAGTATCTGGTTCTACTGGAGAAGAAATGAAGAAATTAAGTGAATTAGCTGTCAATATGGGTGAAACAACAAAATATTCTTCCGTAGAAGCAGGAAAAGGTATTGAAGAATTAATAAAAGCTGGTGTCAGTTTAACAGATATTATTAATGGGGGTCTATCTGGTGCGCTGAATCTAGCCACTGCTGGAGAATTAGATTTAGGTGAAGCGGCCGAAATTGCATCGACAGCCTTAAATGCATTTAAAGCAGACCATCTATCAGTAGCGGATGCGGCTAACATTTTATCAGGTGCAGCAAACGCATCGGCTACAGATGTACGTGAACTGAAATATGGTTTAGCGGCATCATCAGCAGTAGCAGCAGGAGCAGGGATGACGTTTAAAGATACAGCTACAACTTTAGCGGTATTTGCGCAGAATGGTTTAAAAGGTTCTGATGCAGGTACTTCATTAAAAACAATGCTTATGAGATTAAATCCATCAACTAAAGAAGCGTACAACAAGATGAAGGATTTAGGTTTAATCACATATAATGCTCAGGCTGGGTTTGATTTCTTAGTTAAAAACGGTATACAACCAGCCTCTAGAAATGTAGGGGATATAGAAGTAGCTTTAGAAAAATATGTAATGAAAACGGAAGGCGTAACGAAATGGAATGACAAGTGCGATACAACATTCCGTGAATTAGCAACAAGTTCCGCTTTCTTATCATCAAAGTTCTACGATCAACAGGGGCATATTCAAAGTCTAGAAAATATTTCAGGTACACTTCACGAATCGATGAAAGATTTAACAGACCAGCAACGAAGTATGGCGTTAGAAACATTGTTTGGTTCGGATGCGGTACGTGGTGCGACTATTCTTTTTAAAGAAGGAGCAAAAGGTGTCAATGAGATGTGGGATGCCATGTCTAAAGTTACGGCTGCTGATGTTGCAGCGACTAAAATTGATACTCTACAAGGACGAATTACATTATTAGATTCAGCGTTTTCTACTATGAAAAAGACAATCGGTGACGCGCTTGCCCCTGTGGTTAGTGCTTTTGTTGCTGGATTACAGAAACTTGTGGATGGCTTTAATGCATTACCTGGTCCCGTACAAAAGGCTATTGCAATTACAGGTGGTATTGTTCTTGCTTTAACAGCTGTGGCTACAGCAATAGGTGTGGTTTTAGCAGCGTTTGGAATGATTGCTTCAGGAATTGGTTCTTTATCTCTTGCATTAGGATCAGTCGGTGGGATTGCTGGAATTGCGGCTGGAGCAGTTGGTTTCTTGGGGAGTGCACTAGCTGTTTTGACAGGACCAATTGGTCTAGTAGCAGCCGCTCTTATTGGAACTGGAGTTGTCGCATATAAGGCGTATCAAAAAGCAACTGAAGATAGTATTGCTTCAGTTGATCGCTTTGCTACAAATACAGAAGGGAAAGTAAGCGCATCGACTAAGAAAGTTCTTGGCGAGTATTTCAAGTTATCTGATGGTATTAGACAAAAGTTAACTGAAATTAGATTGAATCATGAGGTAATAACTGAAGAACAGTCACAGAAGTTGATTGGTCAATATGATAAATTGGCTAATACAATAATTGAAAAAACCAATGCAAGGCAGCAAAAAGAAATAGAAGGACTTAAAAAGTTCTTTGCTGATTCATATGTATTAACGGCTGAAGAAGAGAACAAACGAATTGAACAGTTAAATCAGCACTATGAACAAGAAAAGCTAAAAACACAAGAAAAAGAAAATAAAATTAAAGAAATTCTACAAACAGCCGCTAGGGAAAATAGAGAATTAACAACATTCGAACGCATCTCGTTACAAGCATTACAAGATGAAATGGACAGAGTTGCTGTTGAGCACATGTCTAAAAATCAAATGGAGCAAAAGGTTATTCTTGAAAATATGCGTGTGCAGGCTAGTGAAATTTCAGCTAGACAGGCAGCGGAAGTCGTAGAGAATAGCGCTAAAGCAAGGGATAAAGTTATTGAAGATGCGAAAAAAACACGTGATGAAAAAATTGCTGAAGCGATTCGTCAGCGTGATGAAAATAAAACAATTAATGCTGATGAAGCGAACGCAATCATTGCTGAGGCAAAACGTCAGTATGATAGTACAGTTTCTACAGCGCGAGACAAACATAAAGAAATTGTTAGTGAAGCAAAAGCACAAGCTGGTGAACATGCAAATCAGGTAGACTGGGAAACTGGCCAAGTGAAATCGAAATATCAAGTTATGAAAGATGATGTTATTCGAAAAATGAAAGAAATGTGGTCAGATGTTACTAACAAATATGAAGATATGAAAAACTCTGCAAGTAGCAAGGTAGAAGAAATAAAAAATACAGTTTCAAGAAAATTTGAAGAGCAGAAAAAAGCTGTTAGTGATAAAATGCGGGAGATAAAGAGCGATATTGAAGAAAAGTGGAATACAGTTGAAAAATTCTTCAGTACTATAAATCTACGTTCCATTGGTAAATCCATTATAGAAGGTCTCGAAAGAGGGTTGGATGATGCGACAGGTGGTTTATATAGTAAGGCGAAAAGCATTGCTGGAGAGATTAAAAAGACTATTTCTGGAGCACTAGAAATTAACAGTCCGTCTAAAGTGATGATTCCAGTCGGTAGCGCAGTTCCAGAAGGTGTTGGGGTTGGTATGGATAAAGGAAAACGGTTTGTTGTTGATGCAGCGAAAAATGTAGTCGGAACCGTTAAGAAGCAGATGGGGAATATGCCATCTATTTTTGATTTTGGATTCCAAACGAATCAATATAGTATCCCACAAAATACATTTAGCGATTTCAGCGGATATACGCGACCGCAATTATCTTACAACAATCCATCTATGGCAAAAACAATATTCCCAAATAGACTAGCTGGAGAACAAGAGCTGAATTTAACTGTAAACATGACCAATGTTTTAGATGGAAAAGAGCTTGCAAACGGAAGTTACACCTATACTACAAAGCTTCAAGATCGTGAACAAAAAAGAAGAGCTGAATTTTAAAGGTGGTGAGCACGTTGGGGAAACTTAGTTTTACTTTTAATAATATTAGAAAAGATTATATTCAAATGCTAGTAGGAAGAAAACGTCCTTCATGGGCTCCAGTAAAAAGAAGATTAGTAAGAGTCCCTCATCGCGCAGGGGCTCTTTTACTTAATACAGAAACCGAGGAACGTCGTATTGACGTTCCTCTTGTTATTAAAGCGAAAAAAGATATGGCGGATTTACAAAAGTTAAAAGAAGATTTAGCGGATTGGTTATATACAGAGCAACCCGCTGAACTTATTTTTGATGATGAGTTAGACAGGACTTATTTAGCATTAATTGATGGTTCTGTCGATTTGGACGAAATAGTCAATAGAGGCAGAGGTGTTATTACTTTTGTTTGTCCAATGCCGTATAAATTAGGGAAAACAAATACTCACAAATTTACGCAAGAGTGGTCTACAGAAACAACTTCTTATTTTACTAATAAGGGAAGTGTAGAAGCTCCAGCATTAATTGAAATGACTGTAAAAAAACCAAGTACCTTTTTAGATGTATGGTTTGGAGAGTATCCGCATAATCGTGATTATTTCAGAATAGGCTACCCTCTGACTGTGGAGCAAACCACGGTACAAGAACGAGAAAGAGTCATGTGGGATGAAATGTCTACTACAGTAGGCTGGACTCCTGTTACGGGTCAATTTGATGATATGAAGGGGACAGGTTCTTTTAAAGTGCGAGATGGTTATGCTTTATATTGTGAGGATTATGGAAAGGAAAAAGGCTTCCACGGCGCTATGGCTAAAAAGAATATTCCGTCAGGACCGTTGCAAGACTTTGAAATGGAAGCATGGATGCGTTTAAAATCGAAAAGCATTGTCGAAATGGGCCGTGTAGAAGTGCTTCTTTTAGATGAAACAAGTAATATCGTTGCACGTATCAATATGAATGACCTTTACTGGGATGCCGAACTTACAAAAGCGCACATGAAAATCGGAAATGTCGGAACACCTAACAGTTTACGAAAATTAGTAGATACGAATGGGGCACATCCTAATACATTTAACCAATTTTACGGAAGGCTTAGAGTCGCTAGACGAGGCAATCAGTGGTCTGTTTATGTGGCACGTTTTAAAGACGGAACGGAGATTGACGATGCTGCATTAGTAGAAAGATGGATTGACGAGAGCGGAAATCCAATGACAAATCGTAAAGTAGCTCAAGTCATGATTGCAATCATGGCATGGGATATAAATGATCCGGTTTCAGTGATGAGTATCGACGACTTAAAAATTTGGAAAGTAAACAAAGTCCCATCTAATGCACAACCATATATCTTTGACACTGGAGATAAAATTGTTATCGATACGGAGAAAAGTCTTGTCACAATCAACGGGAAGAATGCAATCAATATAAAAGAAATCTTTAGTAATTTTCCCGTCGTAATACGTGGGGAAAATCGTATCGATATAATGCCACCTGATGTAAATGCAACAATCAGTTATAGGGAGAGATATAGATGAGGACACCAAGCGGGATTTTACACGTTGTGGATTTTAAAACAGATCAAATTATCGCAGCCATCCAGCCGCAGGATTATTGGGATGACAAACGGCATTGGGAACTTAAAAATAATGTTGATATGTTGGATTTCACTGCTTTTGACGGAACAGATCATTCAGCTACGTTACAACAGCAAAATCTCGTTTTAAAAGAAGTTCGCGACGGAAGGATTGTGCCATATGTTATAACAGAAACTGAAAAAAATTCTGATAAACGATCTATTACCACATACGCTTCAGGAGCTTGGATTCAAATTGCTAAATCAGGGATTATAAAACCACAACGGATAGAGAGTAAGACGGTTAATGAGTTTATTGATTTAGCGCTTTTAGGTATGAAATGGCAACGTGGAATTACTGAATATGCTGGATTTCACACAATGACAATCGATGAATATATTGATCCACTTACTTTTTTAAAGAAGATTGCATCTTTATTTAAACTGGAAATCCGATATCGTGTTGAGGTTAAAGGGTCGAAAATCATTGGTTGGTATGTAGATATGATTCAAAAACGTGGGTATGATACGGGCAAAGAAATAGAATTAGGAAAAGATTTAGTCGGCGTAACGCGTATCGAACATACACGTAATATTTGCACTGCTTTAGTCGGATTTGTAAAAGGTGAAGGCGACAAGGTAATCACAATTGAAAGCATTAATAATGGTCTACCTTATATCGTAGATGCAGATGCGTTTCAAAGATGGAATGAACACGGACAACATAAATTCGGTTTTTATACACCAGAAACAGAAGAATTAGATATGACTCCAAAACGTTTACTGACGCTTATGGAAATAGAATTGAAAAAGCGTGTCAATTCCTCAATCTCTTATGAAGTGGAAGCACAATCAATTGGGCGTATTTTCGGCCTAGAACATGAATTAATCAATGAAGGCGACACAATCAAAATTAAAGATACAGGGTTTACACCAGAATTATATCTTGAAGCGCGAGTAATAGCAGGAGATGAATCTTTTACAGATCCAACGCAAGATAAATATGAATTCGGAGATTATCGTGAGATAGTGAATCAAAATGAGGAACTAAGAAAAATCTACAATCGTATTCTTAGTTCGCTTGGTAATAAACAAGAAATGATAGATCAGTTAGATCAGCTAGTGAAAGAAGCGAATGAAACCGCTAGTAATGCAAAGAAGGAGTCAGAAGCAGCGAAAACACTTGCTGAAAAGGTACAAGAGAATATTAAAAATAATACTGTTGAAATTATAGAAGCTAAGAATCCACCAACAACAGGACTTAAACCTTATAAAACGCTTTGGCGTGATATTAGTAATGGAAAGCCCGGTATTTTAAAAATATGGACAGGCACAGCGTGGGAATCGGTTGTACCTGATGTTGAATCTGTAAAAAAAGAAACATTAGATCAGGTTAATAAAGATATTGAGTCCACAAAATCAGAATTAAATCAAAAGGTTCAAGAAGCACAGAATCAAGCTACAGGACAATTCAATCAAGTACAGGAAGGTTTACAGGGTGTCAGTCGTACAATTTCTAATATCGAAAACAAACAAGGTGAAATTGACAAGAAAGTAACTCAGTTTGAACAGGATTCTAATGGATTTAAAACTTCTATCGAAACGTTAACGAAAAAAGATACTGAAATAAGCAGTAAATTAAATACAGTAGAGCAAACTGTGGAAGGCACAAAAAAGACTATTTCTGACGTGCAACAAACAACAGGTGAACTAAAGCAAACAACAACTGAACTTAAAGAACAAGCAGGGAAAATCACCGAAAAGTTGACAAGTGTAGAAACAAAGGTTAATAACGATAAAGCTGGAGGACGTAATCTTTTATTAGATTCAAATATTAAGTATGAAAAAACAGATTATCTAATCAATCAATATTCTCTAACTGAAAATTTCTTTACAGGTGAGGAATATACCTTTGTAGTTAAGGGGAGTGTCCCACAAGGTCAGAAATTTGGGATTTGGCAGAATGGTGGTTCGAATAACGTTGGATATGCAACAAGTGTTTATGCTAATGGAATAACGTATGTAACCTTTAAAGCTGTTGCAACTACAAGCGGGAATGAACGAAAGTTAAGTTTATATAACTACCCAAGTAATACTACAAAGGCAATTGTAGAATGGGTTGCTTTATATAAAGGGAATAAGCCGCAGGATTGGACACCAGCTCCTGAAAATCAAGTAACAACTGATGAATTTACCAAGAAAACAACTGAGATTGAAAAAAGTGTGGATGGTGTTAAAACTAGTGTAACGAATGTTCAAAACAGCCAAGCTGGATTTGAAAAGCGTATGTCTACAGTGGAGCAAACAGCAAGTGGATTATCTTCCACAGTAAGTGATTTAAACAATGTAGTATCAGATCAAGGGAAGAAGCTTACTGAAGCAAATACAAAACTTGAACAACAGGCAACAGCAATCGGAGCAAAAGTTGAGCTTAAACAAGTAGAGGATTATGTTGCTGGATTTAAGATTCCAGAGTTGAAACAAACAGTTAATCAGAATAAACAAGATTTATTAGATGAATTAGCCAACAAGCTTGCAACTGAACAATTTAATCAAAAGATGACTTTGATTGATAATCGCTTTTTTATCAATGAACAGGGTATCAATGCTGCTGCTAAAAAGACAGAGGTATATACAAAAGAGCAAGCAAATGGACAATTTGCCACATCATCTTATGTAAGAGATATGGAATCCCGTCTTCAGTTAACAGAAAAGGGCGTTAGTATATCTGTAAAAGAAAATGATGTAATCGCAGCATTCAACATGAGTAAAGAAAACATTACTTTGAATGCGAACAGGATTAACCTAAGAGGTTTTATTACAGCAGATCATATCAAAGGGCAAGTTTTAGAAGGAGTAACACTTAAAACGAGTGGAAACAGATTTGTTGAAATAAACCAGCAAAACTTTAAGATTTTTGATGCAAACAAACCTCGCGGTTGTATGGGATTTATGGAGACGACAGATGGAAGTATTCAACCGTCCATCGTTCTGGGTTCTGACAATACTAAATATAGAGGTACAGGGTCATTCTATATGTATCAAGCGATACCCCGAATAGATGGTGTTGAGCAACCTTCTAAAGCATGGGCAAAACTTGGAATATCTAAAGGGGAAAATGCTGAGGGGAATAATATTTGGTCAAATTATATTCAAATGCAGAATGACGGTGGACATCTGAGCGTATATTCAGATGGACAATTTCGTTTTAAAAACTTGAATGATATTATTTTTGAATCTGAAGGATGGGCTCCAGGATATGGTTACTTCTCTGTAACTACAACTGAGCCGCATATTTTTACAAATAACTCGGGGCAGTTTACTTTCAAAAGAAAAGGCAGTGACTATAAAATACATTTCGTAAACGGCGCCACCGATCATGATTTAATCATGGGTAATGCAATGATAAGGTCAAGTTTTGTACAAGGTTATAACAATGGCTTGCAGATTAAAGATATGATGGGTCAAGGGTGGAAAGATATAGAATTAAGAACGCTGCGAGCTAAAGAAAATATATCTGCTACAGGGCGTATGTGGGCGCAAGAATTTATCCCTAATTCTTCTCGTACGCTTAAAACGGACATAGAAGACCTTCCGTTCTCTGCTTTAGATAAAATCAACTCTGTAAACATAAAACAGTATCACTTTATAAGAGATGTTGAACGCTTCGAGTCAGGGGAGTCCATTACACTTCCAATTAATTACGGTATGATTGCGGAGGACTCTGACGATGTATTCACCACACCACAGAAAGACGCTATAAAACTTTATAGCTCGGTTGCAATTTCTATTCAAGCAATACAAGAAGTTGACTTTAAAGTTAAAAATATTCAATTTGACCACGGTATGTTGAAGCAGGAAGTTGACACTCTTAAAGAACAACTTGAAGCTGAAAAACTTGAGAAAGTTTCAATGAAAGCTGAAATTGATGAATTAAAGGTATTAGTGCAACAATTACTAAACAAATAAAACGAAAAGAGAGTGAATTATTATGGCTAAATTTTTCAAACCGGTATTTGATGAATTAACAATCGATCATGGTTCTGATATCTTACTAGAGGAGAATCATATGATTATCAATATCAATGCTGATAGAGTTCGAGAACAATTAAATTATGATGAATCATTAATGGTTTCTGAACTTCCATTGTTTAAACTTCCGGAAGATTTAATAAACGAGTTAACTACACTAGGAAAACAAGCGATTCCACATACTACACATTCAAATGTAAAAGGATGGTTTAAAATGCCACCGGATTTCGGGAGCGATGTAGTAAATTATGCATTTCAAATGTTAGCCGGATATGATGTGTTCGACGGTAAGGAAATGAAGTGGAAGTGTATAGAAAAAGCTTTTGGTGGATTAGAAACGAAACACAAAGTATTACAAAGAGCAACCTATGTAATTGTTTTGAAAGATGTAACGGAAGTGGTCAACTAATATAACGAACTGGCATACTAAAACAAAAGATAAATGAACGATAAATAAAAAACGACTCAGTAAGAAAAGCGAATTGCAGCGTTAGAAGATTTATTACAACAATTAATCGATGAGAAACCAGAGCAGCCATAAGCTGGTCTTTTTTTATTGTCTAAAAAGGAGTGGTCAAAGTGGAAGGATTACAGGAGGTAAGAAGTGATGTTCAAGAAATCAAGCAAGATATCAAGGACATACGATTAGAAATTAAAAGCTTAGAAATGCGAACAACTGGTAATGAGAAAGACATTATCAATATCAACAAGCAGCTAGATAAAATTAGTGCCAATACTACATGGATCTTGCGCCTTATTGTAGGTGGAATTGTTGGTGGTATTCTCACTTTCTTAATGAAAGGGGGTGGTATGTAATGGTTAGTTTAGCTGTAATGATTGGAATTGTAGTTGGTCTTTCTCAAATTGTAAAAACAATTGGATTGCAAACAAAATATGTTCCGTTATTGAATTTAACGCTTGGCATTGTGCTAGGCGTTTTATTTTTGGACGGAGATATCAAAACAAATGTATTTCAAGGAATCATCATTGGTCTATCAGCAAGTGGATTATTTGATCACACAAAAATTATGAAAAAGGATGCTGATATAAAATGAAAAAAACATTAAAACATATTTCTTCTGTACTTTTTGCTGTTATTTTAGCTTTATCTGTTACAACAAGTGCTTTTGCTGATAGAACACTTATTATTCCTGATTTACCAAAACAGTCATACCGCTATGGCGTAGGTGCTTATGAAGGCGTTGTGGCGCATAGTACAGCAACTCCAGAAGCGCCAGCTATTAATATCCAAAAATATGAGTCTCGTACATGGCGTTCAGCATTTGTACATTACGCAGTTGATTGGAATGAAACAATCCAAATCGCGGATACAAAATACATTGCTTATGGAGCTGGGCCAGGAGCAAATAAACGATTTGTTCACGTAGAATTATGCGAAACAAGAGATTATGAGAAATTTAAACGCAGCTATGATAAATACGTTAAGTTATTAGCTAAAATCTTACGTGACCGTGGAATATCGGTAGAAAAAGGATTGTGGACTCACTACGATGTGACGAAATATCTTGGTGGTACAGATCATGAAGATCCACTTGATTACTTAAAGTCTCACGGTGTTTCAGAAGCTCAATTCCGAGCTGATGTACAACGCGCATATAATAACTCTAGTGTGGAAGTTTCCGTTCCTGATAAGCCATCTAAACCAGCAGAAGTTCCAACGGCTGTAACAGATGGTATTGCTTATATTGAAGGTTACAATGTTAACTTACGTAAAGGACCTGGTACAAGCTATTCTAAGATTCGTCAGTTAAACAAACCAGAATCTTATATTGTATGGGGTGAAAAAGATGGTTGGTTAAACCTTGGCAATAAACAATGGATTAAGAACGATTCATCTTATGTGAAGTTTAGTAAGAAAAGCACAGTAGATTCTTCTATCGTAGGTAAACGCGTTGTTTCTAAAGTAAATAATCTACGATTCTATGATACTCCATCTTGGCAGGATAAAGATGTTGCTGGCACTGTAGATGCAGGTTTAGGATTTACGATTGATGCTAAAGTAAATGTTAATGGATCGTCACAATATAAAGTACACAACAGCAAGGGGAAAACATACTATGTAACGGCAAATGAAGCCTATGTGTATGTGAAGTAAGAGGGAAGTCGGTTCTTATGATAGGAACCGACTTTTTTGTTATTTTTTGCGGTGAGTATTCTGATAATTGTGTAGAAAAATGATTTTTCCATTCTTTTTCTACATTTTTTTTGCTATCATTTAATGTAAAACTATTCAGAAAAAGGAAGGGGATTTTATGAACGTTCCAGTAAAGGGAAATGAACAAGCTACAAAATTACTTAATGACTGGTATCAAGCGATGTTGCAACAGCAAGTTCTAAAAGCAACTAACTTGAAACAAGAAATTGACGAGATGATTAATAAAATCAAGGACATACAAGACGAACAATATCAAGACCAAAATTTGTTACTATATTACTCCTTACTAGATTTTAGATATAAGGTATTAACAAATGGTCTAAGCGTTACAAAAGATAGTTTTGATGTGATTGAATCGTATAACACACCTTCTGACGATTTTCTTTCTTACTACTACAATTTTTTTAAAGCAATACATGCTACTTTAACAACAAACTATAATGAAGCTAGTGAGTATTATGAGAAGGCGGAGAAATTGCTGGAGAAAGTACCTGATGAATTAGAACGTGCTGAATTCTATTATCGTATTTCTGCATTTTATTACTTTACAACACAACCAATGAACACTATAAAATATGTAAACAAAGCTAAAGAAATTTTCTTGAAACACATAGGATGTCAAATGAATATTGCTTTATCTGAAAATCTTTTAGGATTAACTGCTATCCAAATAGGGCAATATGAACAAGCAGAGGAATGCTTGAGTTCTGCGATCAATATTTTACAGAAACAGAATGAAGAATCATTACTTTTAAGAGTACGTAATAACTTAGGTTGGTTATACGCTAGTCAAAATCTTTCTACACTAGCAATTCGTCATTTATCCGAAGTAACAGAAAAAATGCCTACACACTTTAAAGCTATTTTTTTACAAGCTAGGGAACATAACAAACTAGGTGAAATAAATATTGCTAAAGAATTCATTACAAAGGGGTTAAGTATTTGTAATGAATTGGGTAATGAAGAATATATACATCACTTTACTATTTTAAAAGCAATAAATAATAATGTCCCAACAGAAGAATTAGAAAAGATTATTCTTGAAGGAATTACTTATTTCGACAAAGAATCACTATATAATTACACTCAAGAATATACAGAAAAACTAGCAGTTAAGTTTAATAGTGAAAATAATTATGTAAAAGCAAGTAAGTATTTCCAAACAGCATTACAGGCAAAAGAAAAAACATTTGAGAAAGGGGTATTAAAATAATGATTAAAAAGATTGGTATTGTTGTAACAGGATTAGCGTTAGTCGGTATAGTTTCTGTAGGTTTGAATAGTTCGTTTATCCAACAAGCTAATCACGGAGATGTACCTGCACCACAAAGACCGGATTTAGCATATAGTGAGGGGCATACTGGTGGTATAAGTAAATTAGAAGCACACGGGGATCATGGCGGTGCACCCGCTTATGACCATGGGAGACCGCCAATAGCACCATCTAATGCACATGGGAACGGTGGAGGAACTGTGGCAAAAGAAATTTAAATGAATTTACAGAAAAAGAAGAACGTTTATCATCACTAAAAGACGTTCTTCTTTTTTGTTTGTATTGATTTAATAATAAAGGTTAAGATGTTTTATCCGCTATACTATCTCGTATTACTACATCTATTTCTACCTCTTGTGCGTCATCGAGTGCATGAAATAATAAATCAAAGTAGGTAACTCCTCTAGGTGTAGCATAATATGTAGCTAAATTTATCACTTGTGGTGGAAGTGGTTGACTATCCCAAGGTGGACGTTTTGTTAAATCTTCAATATCCCAAACTACTTCATCGGGATTCTTCTTTTGTAATATGTTTTGAATCTCTTTTAAATTTTCTCGTGCTTCTTTCACATCTCCCCAACTTAACTTATCAAAATACAAATCCTTCATTAACAATGGATACTTAGTTCCCCAACCTTCAGGTTCTGCATGATAAGACATCGTTGAAAAAAAACTGTGTAATAAATCTGGATGACCAACTTCATAAAAAATACAATCTACTCCAAATCCTACGGTCATTTTTAATCCCCTCTCTTTATATTACTGTTTTTTAATTTCTATTGTTACCTGATCATTTGTCTTATCAAGGATTTTTTTCTTCAATTCTAAAATCTCTGTAGCACTAATCTCTTGTCCTCTAATATCAACAATGATTGACTGTGTAGTTCCTTCAGGTAAGTTTTTTAATCTTGTTTCTACTTGTTTCCCTATAACATATGCCAATCTAGTTCTTTTGGCTGATGTAGATACATCATAATTTTTTACTTCGATTGCATTTTTAACTGTATCAGAATACAAATCTGGAATAGAAGAACCTTTGGTTTTTTTCTCTAATTCTAGACCATCTTTAAAAATAACTTGTTCTCGATAATTGGGGTTATCTTTTAAGGCATCAAGTTCTGACTGTCTCCAAGATGGTCTAGCAAACATGAGATAACCACTTAAATAATTTCCCCAATGTCCTGATGATGGAAGTGTGCTTAATATTGCCTCACCAGTGAGACCAACACCTGCAAAAGCAGGTTGTAAACGTGGTGGGAAAGCTTCAGTTACTTTGTACATATTTGCTCCTCTAGCAAGCTTAGAAGCCTTATCAAGACCTTTCCCACCAAGGAATCCTACACCGACTGATGTTACTAGATAAGAACCCCAGCGGAATCCACTTTCGACATCGCCATGCCAAACGTCATTCATAAAAGAATCCGAGAAAGCGTTCCACATAGCAGGAAGAGTCTCATCATAATTGACAACAGCATCCCACATGTCTGACCATGTTTCACCGTCACCTAACGATTTAAATCCTTCCCAAGCATCTCCAACAGCTTTTCCTGCACCATCATAAAGACCATCCCAAGCTTTCTCTAAATCAGATTTTGGAGTAAGTTTGTCACACATTTCACCCTCTTGGATATTACCATTATAAAGTTCATCAGCATTACGAAACTTTTCAGCAGCTTGTATTAGTTCTTCTGCAATCTTATCAAATTCCCTAAATACGTTAAGCATTTGAGGTTTTGTTTCATTAAACATCTGATAAAATCTTTGACTCGTTGCACCACTCCACATTGAAGCTATGTATTCTGTTTGATTATATAAGTCATTATGTATTTGTTCTAAGTAGTTACGCGATTCTCTCACAGTTTTTGCCACCTGTTCTAGTTGTTCAGGCGTTACTTTGATTTGTACCATATCATCCCTTCTTTTTCTAGTATTTTACAAGGGGATTATACCATATGGGTACTTTTCTGCTAAAGGGGTTTTTAGGTGATTAATTACACATAAATTCACTATCAAAATAGAACTTATCCAGATTCATTGACGAAAAAGAACAGTTGTTCTATAATTTATATGCAAACAAACGTTCTTGTGGAGGGGTCAAATGAATCATTTACTTAAATGTTCGTTCAATCAAAAAATACCAATCGAATTAATTTATTTAAACAGTTCAGGAAATTTTTCTCAAAGAACTGTAATTGTTAGAAAGATATATGAAGATCGTATATTGGTATATTGTATGAAAAAACAACAAGTTAGAATGCTGAAATTAGCTAATATACTATCAGTTGATAAAGTAAGAAATTACTATCAATACGCTTAAAATACTTAATGAGGTGATTAGCATATGGCAAACGGAGTACCAAAACCACCGAAGAAGAAAAGTGCTTCAAAAAAGGAACCTAGACCATACATGGATGAATTCGAGCAACAAGAAGCTGCAGAATTAATACAATTGGCAGTACAGGATGATACAGAATTAGTGTTTACTGTGTATAGAAAACATAAAGAACCAGATATTATTCAAGGGAAAATACTTAAACTTGAACCCCAATTAGGTAGAATTATAGTGAGTGTTGGGTTCGATGAGATACATAAAATTCAATTCATGGATATTTTAAGAGTTGGAACGCCTAGTTAAGTTAGCTAGGTGTTTTTATATGCACATAAATTCACTGTCAAAATAGAACTTGTCCATTAAGTTGTTTACAATCCCATTGAAATAAGCGAATTTACCTTTCTGCATTTTTGCTCCGGATTTAATTTTCATAACAAATTCTTTGATAGCTTTTAAGCCAATAGTAAGTTCCTGGTCTTTAGTAAATGCTTTATCACCTGTTGTATAGTTAACAATTTTATTACACTGTCTTACAACCTTCCAAAACTCTTGAATGGTCTTTGAATCACTGTAAAAAGAGCGAACTAAAGAAATAAAACGTTCTGGTACCCAGTGAGCAACAAAATCAGCTTCTTTAATGTTTTCCTCGAGTGTAGTGTTATCCTCATTACTATTACGTTTGTTTATATCTTTAATCTTTTGTTTTAAAGAAACAGGTTTTGTTTTAATGGTAGGACACTTTGCAGGACTTTTATCTGGTGTCTTGTAGGACACTTTTTCCACAATAGGATTGATTACGATAGCATTAGCAGTTTGTAGCATATCTTTTTTACGTTTCATTGCTACTTGCTTAATCATGCCTAGATCCACAAGTTTCATTATTAATCGTTGCACAGTTTTATATGAAACTTCCATTTTTTCAGCTATTCTATTTTTGCACAGGAAACTAACACCTACATATTTGCAACTGTGGCGTTTTAGAATTTCAAGTAATGTAATGAGTTTAGATTGTACATCAGTACGCTTAATAGATATACGGATATTATCTTTGTATGTACGTATAGTTTTGTTTAGTTCTTCCAATTCTATAAATGGTGATAAATTACGGAATGACTCTTTACTCGCTATTACATCTATGCGTTTCTTTTCCATATTATATGTCTCCCTTTATGGAAACAAAAAAGCAACGTCACCAATTAAGTAAACGTTGCTTAATAGACCCTGCATGATGTACAATGACTCATGAGAGTATAGCAAGTGTTTACCTGGCTCAATCAGGTGGACGGTATAAGAGTGCTACCAACACTACTTATACACGCTGTGCTCTTTTGTTTTGTTGTTTTTTGTATATATGAGAACTTTA